TGGTGATAACCGATTGGTCATCTCTTCGCTGTGGATTTTAGTGATACGATTGACAAGGTATGGAATATCAAAAAACTCTGTGTTCCAACCTGTGATGACATCAGGATCCATGTTTTGCCATACATCGAGGAACTTATGTAGCAAGTGATACTCGTGCTTGCACTTGATGTAGTACACATTCTCGTCATTAGACTCGAAGTCACCACATCCGAGTACAACTGTCATGTTACGGCGACGAATGGCAATCGCTGTGATTTCTTTGTCAGCATCTTCAGGTTCAGGGAAGCCATCGTCTGATGCCACCTCGATATCGATGTTGACTATGTTGATCTTGCTTGTGTCAACTTCTTGATTTCGAAAGGTATCGTATATAAATACATACGGATATCGATCGAGGCCGTAGACATTGAATCCTTCGACCTCCTCGTATTTCTTAATGAAATCACGTGCATGTCTGATGTTATCGAACATCTTCTTTTGCACATGATTGCCGTGAATGTCTGTGTAACCAGTTGCTGTAGTTGATGGTACAAAGAGGTACGGTTCATATACGAACCGACGCTGCATTCGCGAGCCATCCTCATTAAAACCACGAACGTACAGGTGGTTACCGTACTGCGAAACGTTAGTATAGAAATCTGTCATCATGTTAACCATTCTACCACAAAATATAGGAAAAGTAAATGAATCGCGAAGCTGTATACGAACAACTTAAGATCGACGAAGGAGTAGAATATGTCATCTACAACGATCACCTCGGTTACCCCACGTTTGGAGTTGGTCACCTTGTCCTCGAAAGTGACCCGGAATTCGGAGAGCCAACCGGTACTGGAATTACGGAAGAACGAGTTAAAGAGTGTTTCGAAAACGACCTTGACCTTGCCATCGGAGAGTGTGACGCTCTATACGGCAGAGGGAACTTTAACGACCTACCAGACGAAGTCCAGCAGATCTTGGTTAATATGATGTTCAATATGGGTCGTACTCGCCTATCAAAATTTAAAAACTTCAATGCTGCTATTCTTGACCATGATTGGGAGAAAGCTGCAGTCGAAGGTCGTGATTCACTTTGGTATCGTCAAGTGACTAATCGTGCTGAGCGTCTGATGTCTCGGATGGAATCGGTATAAGACCAATATTCTTCGTTGCCTCATACGAAACGATTAGAGTAATACCAATAGCGATAGGAGCAATCATCATTACTGCTCCGATTCCTAAAATATCCATTTGTATCTCCTAGAAAAGGGCGCCGTAGCGCCCTTGTAATTTACACTAACATCAAAATTGAATGCGTGTATGCAAACATAACTACAATGCCTACGAGGGCAAGGCCGAAAGTGTTGCGCTTTCGGAATACTTCAGTATGTTTCATTTCAGTCCTCAGTTAAAAGTTGCTTTTTGCCTTTGGTAGTTTTACCAATTTGGACAGTGCGAGGACGCTTCTCTTCAGGGATTTCTACTCTTAGGTCGATAACGAGTAGACCATCTTTAAAATCAGCTCCATCTACAACAACGTGTTCGGACAGTCTGAAAGTACGCGTGAACTTCTTTGCAGAGATTCCACGGTGGAGATACTCACGTTCCTGTTCTCCCTCAGTTTTACCGCCAGTCACCACTAGAATACCGTCTTTGACTTCTACTGTGAGATCGTCTTTACTGTATCCAGCTAATGCCAATTCTACTGAAAAATGCGTTTCATCTTGTTTGACTACATTATGCGGAGGATATAACTTATTGTCTGACATTTCTGAAAGACGAGCGATATCGTTCCAAATGTGGTCGAACCCGATAAAATGTGAACGTGGAAAAGAAAATGCTTTACTAACCATAACGGCCTCCTATTTAAAGCAAGGTTGTTGTTTTACTCTACCAGATTATCTGCGTAGAGGTCGTGTGACCCGTGTCCCCGGTATCACAACATTATTTATACACAATTTAGAATTTCATTTCGAAATGTGTACCAATTACTGTTCTTTTTTTCTCGAACCCTTCAAGAGCATATCGTTCAACAAATGGTGTCATCTTCCAACTGCCTTGTTTCCATGTAATACCGAGTTGATCTCGATGGTCGGCGACTGTTTTACCATTCTTGAATGCCCATCGTGGTTGAACTTTGACGTATAAATGAACTGGACCATACAAGTGCGGAGTATATTCAAAGATGAATCGATATCTCCAGTGATTTTCCTTCTTATCAAAAGATCGATACTCAATCCGATGCTCGACAGTCAGATCATTATATGTAAACAGTTCGTGCGTAAACTTAATACGATTCTCTCGTGTTGATCTGAGATCAGCGTATCGATACATGACTTCGATGGGACCGACCTTGCGGCCGATCTCTGTATGCCATGCACCTTCTCTGTGTCTGTAAGTGTATTCCCAGTCATCATGTTTTGCTTTATAGTTGTGCTCAGACGGTGCGGCGACCGCCACTGTACATAACGAAAGCATGATAATTCCAATCAATGCCTTCATGTTATTCTCCTATTGTAGTGAGTGCACCATTAGCACAACGCCGACGGATGCCAGTAGACCGACCATCATCTTCATAAAGTCCTTTGTCACCATTGGAAACACCATCTTCATATTTCTCTTGTCAGTGAAGGTGGCGATTGCCAACTCACGACCAGCAAGGAGACCGACGAACACCCATGTCGTTGACATTGGGATGTTGTTCATTTCCTTGAATATGAATAGGATGACCCAGTAACAGAAATCAATGATTGTTGCTGATCGGATGTATTTTGTGCTGTGCTTCTCAATAACAATAGTTTGTATCTTCCCACCTCTCTGATAGAACATGAAACCTAATCCAGTGACGAAGATTACACTGATTAGTACCATCAAGTCTACAGTAAGCACACGGGGTAAAAACACTGCGATATTTGCCATATCGTGTGACAACCAAGTCCACCATAGGAACCCTGTTGTCGTCCATTGTGCCACACGCCAGAACTTCCTATGCTCTGGTGCTACTGGTTTGGACTCATCCATTAGTTTGGATACACCGAACCAGATAGCGTATGCGGCAATGGCAGCAACTGCATAACCCATCACACTCTTCATCAACATCTTCTCAAGCACAAATGAACTTGCGAAGGCAGACAGGACCAAGAAACTGGTACTGACTGGCACACCGATGGCAGTGAGTGTAAGTAGGATAGCAGGAGCCAGTGCGTGATACCACTGAACCTCTTGGAATGGTATCCTGTCGAGTCTGCCATAGGATATGTCACCGTAGACATACCAACCATACCAGACTGCGCATAGGAGAACACCTGATGCGGCGAACCACATGGTGTACCACTTGAATCGCTCGTTATTCGATGCCATCCAAGTTCCAAGAGTTTGCACAGAGTCGTTTGCGATAACTGCGTAACTGGCAAGAAGAAATCCAACCAGAGACCATAACGTCAACGCTTCCATACATTACTCCTTGTTTCGAGGCGACATTGCCTCAAAAGTATTTACGCAAGTACAAGTTTCCCCGGCGCACTGGAATATTAATTTTTTGTTAAACTTGCAAGCTCACAGTTAAATGGCAGTGTATATCGTGCATTACCATCAAAGTGTTCAGATCTATACTGATGAGGAATTATTGATGGAAAAAACAAAATGTGTCCCATACCACTTGGATAACTATATTGATGGTTCTGCGCAGAAGCGTCTAATGAGAAAAAATCTGTACATCCTACACGCGTCAAATACAAAATAGCAGAATAGTGTAATCTTCCATCATAACCCATATTGTGATTGTGTAATGGATGATGACCATTCGGTCCAGTATAGCATGATACCCAAGAATGAATATTAACCATCTGCCTATTTAACTTACTCCATTCTTCTTGCAACTGTGGTACTACATGATCCCAAAATGAATCAATGCGAATAGTATGACAAAAATCTGTAGAGTAATCACTAACTGGAATAATCTGTGTAGCTTCACTTACAGTATCGATTTGAAATTGCTTTGATCTAATTTCTTCAAGTACTGATATAGCCAAGTTTTCGTCAATCTTGGTCTCAAAGAACATCGTAGGAAAGAGTGGCATTTCTAACATTTTTTAATCTTCAATCCAGTTGTGAAGAAGAACTTATCCTTATTTGGATCGTCCTCGTCTAGTCT